AAATATATAATTCTTATTTTTAAATATTGAATTCTTTTCTAATTTTAATATTTTACTCCATATATGTTGTTGATATTTTTTACAATTTAATATTAATTCACTTTTTGAATAATCAAAAAGTTTCTCATATTTTGAACAAATTAAATCAGTTATACCACTTGTATTTAATACAATATTTTTGGGTACAATATTATTTCTTTGAGGTATAACTTGATAAGTTCTTTTTCCAAGTTCTTCTATTTTTTGATTGATATAAATAGAATATTTAATATATTTTTCTGGATGAATTTTTACATCATATGCAACAGATTTTGATATTTTAGATGGAAATAAAAATTTAGAATTTTCATTAATCCACTTATGATATTCTTCTTTTGAATCTTTAATTTTATTATTTATTAAATCTGATTTCAAATTACGTAAATCTTCATTTAAAGATTTATATAATTCTTTTCTTTTTTCTTTATCTTTTTCTTGTTTAATAATTTTTGTTTTAGGTTCTTTAAATACACAATTAATATATTTGAATAAATGTTTAACAAAATGAGTTGATATATTTGTTTCTAAACAAGTTATCATTTCTTTAGATGTTTGTTCCAATATATGAGTTCGGTTAGTATATGATAATTTTTCAGGAACTATTTTAGAAAATACATCATCGTAAAATAATTTCAAATTATCTTTAATATTTTTGTTAATTATTTTATCTTCTAATTTTTGTTTGCCTCTATTAGTTTCACTTTTGCCAATAGTTTTTAATACATCTAAAATAAATTGTTTATCAACAATAGGTAAATCTTCATTTTTATTATATTTGTCTAATAAATATAATCTAATAAATTGATATCCAATAATAACAAATTGATTAATTTCTTTAACACAATTATCTATAATAGGATGTAATTTATCATATTCTTTAAGGACAGATTTTAAAGGACATTTAATAATCCTAAATACATTTTGATTAATATAATTAATATCAGGTGGTTTTTTAATTTTTTCACTCATTCTATATATTATATAAATATAATAATTTTTAAATAATTTTACGCATAAAAAAATATTTTTATAGTATTTTTAAAAATTAAAAAAAAAATTATAGAAAAAAAATTATTCTTTAACATCATTATTGTCTTCTTTATCATTGTTGTCTTCTTTATCATTATTGTCTTCTTTATCATTATTGTCTTCTTTATTATTTATATTATCTTTGTTCATTTTATTTTGTTGTAATTTTTCTTTTCTTTTTTGATATGCTCTTTTATTATATTCTTTAACTTTGTCAGGATCTACTTTTTTATTTGCTTGAGTTTCTTTAATTTTTTGGATTATTTTATTTTTGTTATTATGATAATAATCTTTATTTCTTTTGGGAGCAGTATATTTTTTAAGATGTTCTTTTAATTGATTAAATTCAATTAATAGATTTTCATATAGAACTTTATAATCTGGTTGTTCTTGATTATCCATTATAGATAATATAATAAATAAATGTTATATATTTTTAATTAAATTTCTAATATTTATATTTTTTTTGATATATTTGTTTTATTTACTACTTCTTTTATTATTTCTATTTCTTTGTTATCAATATATAAATGTAATATATTATTTTCTATATTTTTTGATAATTGTTTAAATTTATTGCAATTAAATAATTTAATACATTTTAAATTATTATAACCTTTTTTTGAATTATCTATAAAGATATTTGTAATATTTGAATCATAAATATGTAATTCAATAATATCTGTATATCTAATATTTTTCAATTCGCCATTTTTTAATATTTGTTTTATTTTTGTTGGTATATAATTTGATAAATCTAAATCTTCTTTATAATAATTTTTAATGATAAATTTATTATTATCTAATATTTGTTTTTCTATATTATCATCTAATAATCTAATTTCTTTTTTTTTATTTTGCATTTCTAAATAATGAACATAAAAATTATCATAAACATTTAAAAATTTTCCAGGATGATATTCTGTATTGTTTTCATTAATATTATATTGATTCATATTCAAAGATTGTAGAAAACATATATCTAATACATTTAAATTTGGTATATCTAATGTATTATTATAAAATTGTATAGTTGTCAAATTAGTTAATTTTCCCCTAATATCGGATAATGTAGTGGGATCGCCGGTTTCATAACCACGAGAATTTTTTAATTTATGCATAATATAATTTTGTATTTTTAATTCATATAATTTATATAGTTTTGTAGTATTATCCAACTTATTTAATATTATTTTAATTTTATCAAAATTAAAATCAAAAACATATTTTGTAATATTCATACCTGTACAATTGATGCCAGAAATAGAACTACAATTTTTATATTTTCCAAAATCACTAAATTTGAAAGTTTTATTTTCTATTAATCGTATCTTATCATTTAATATATCATCCATAATTTTTTTTGGAATAATCTTATCAGATTCAATATATTCTTTATATTTTGGTTCATGATATAATTCTATTAATTTATCATCAACACAATAACTTTTACACGAATAATGATTTTTATCGATATATGGAGACCAATATAACTCATCATTAAAATGCGATATATAATTTTTAATATGATTATTCGTGTTTATATTATTTGATATTTTATATGCTATTGTATTACAATGTTCTGGTTGTATTGCAAATGGTTTAATAAATAATTCTAAATACCAATCATTTGATATAAATGAATTTTGCCATCCGGACCATACTTTGCTAGAACTATAATATTCTTTATTTCTTTTTTCTTCAAAGATATTTCCATAAACTTCTCCATGTATATTTATATACATTATGTAATAATAATTATCTGTCCAACTACCACCTGAACCATTTGGTAATCTATATTCACCTTTAATTTCTCCATAGCGTCCAACTTTTAGACCGACAATTTTATATTTTGTCAATTTATCAATTATGTGTTCTCTAATATCTATAAATTCGTTTATATCATTAGTAAATCCAACATATGGTTTAATAATTTGTTGATTTGTATCTAATGCATTTTTAAATTGTTTGTCAGTCAAGATAAAATTAGAGCATTTATCTACTTTAGACAAATCTTTTAAAATTTTATTATGTATCAATTCAAAATCATACATTTGAATAAAATAATATAATTAATATTAATAATTATCATTATATATTTAATTCAATTTTTATAATCGTTTTCCCACATTGAAATTAGATTATAACCATTTTCTCGTAATATTTTTTCTCTATTCATAGTATTCTTATATAATTCTCCAAAAGACTTTTTAATTACTGGATTTATATCATTTGAATTAAATATTTTTGGATTCCCATGCCAAAAATCGCCTAAAAATTCATATATTGTATTTGATTTTTCACAATATCCATCTAATTTAAATATTTTATTATTAATTTTTATTATTTTTTCACCAATATTTCCAATATGTTGTATAGAAATATTTTCTTTCTTACTTATTTCATTTAACCATTTAATACATACTTTAGAGTAATTACCTTTGTTACACTTAGTACATCCATTACCTGATAAATGATCATTAGGTGATTGTTTAAATTCGCCATGTTTTGTACATATAATTATTATTTTTTTTCTTGCATTTTCATATTTAACTTTGGAATAATCATATAAATTTTTATGTATTTTATTAGCTTTATTTATAAAATCTTCAGTTGTTTTGGTAAGTCCATGACATTTATAACATCCATTTCCATTAACATGATATACTGGAAGTTGTGTAAATGCACCGTGATTTTTACATATAATTTCAATCGGATTTGTCATAATAGTAAAATTTATATTAGTATAATCATATTTATTCCCATGAATTTTTATAGAACGTTTAATAAAATCTTCTTTTGTAACTTTCTTGTTAGTTTGACATTCTGGACAATTTTGTCCATTCAAATGATTTGTCGGTAACTGTTCAAAAATTCCATGTTGAATACATTTAATTTTTATTTTATTTTTTCCATTTATATAAATACTTTCAGAATAATCATATTTATTATTATGTATATTATTTGCTTTTTCTATAAACATTTCAGTTGTTAACTTGGCGGGTTTTGTACAAAGTGAACAACCTTGTTTTTTTACAATATGATTTCCTGTTCGTTTTATAAACTCTCCATGAATTTTACATATAATTTTTAAATGTGAATATTTATTTATTTTTATTAATTCGGTATATTCATATTTATCTCCATGTATTAATTTAGCTTTTTTAACATAATCTTCGAATGTTGTCATTAATATTATTACATAAATAATTCTTAAATAAAAAAAAATTGAATTTGATTAAATGCTATTGAGCAATATAAAATTTATAGTCCACGTTTAAATTGTATCGAACAGTGGTTTAATCAAGTAAAACACTATTTGAAATTATATAAATCGAAAGATTTAGAAGAATTAAAAGAAAATTTAAAGAGATCATTAAAGAAAATACGAAAAGAACACTATAAGAATTATTTTATATATGCTTATAAGAAGAAAAAATATAAGAATTTAATATATGGAAAATCTAATAAAGAAAGAATATTGAAAATATATAAACAATAAAAAAACCGGCATTTAAAATGCGCACCGCTCTAAATTAAAAAGATTTGATTTTGATTCAGATATTATATTCAAAAATATGACTAAAATAAAGAAGAATAAAGAAGATATGAATGCAGATGAAATATGGGAAAATATAATGATGATACAATCTTATGAATTTAATTATGATGATATTTTAGAAAAATTAAAAGAATTTTATCCAGATGGTATTATCAATATCAGTGATTCAATGTTTATACAATTATATCTACATCTAATAATAAATAAAAATAAGAGATTTATTTTTAAACGTAAATTATTTGAATCATCTGATCAACCATCACATCAAGTAATAACTCAACATCATATAGATAATAATAAAAGTTTACTGTTTATAATGTATTATGACAGTTATAGTACTAATAAATTATTAGTAGACAGTAAATGTCCTTATACTCATCTAAATCTTTTGAAAACAGGTATAGATAAAAATAGTTTTGAGGTATATTCAGCAATAACTGATCATAAAAATCACAAAAATCGCAAGTTTTATATATAAAAAATACATAAAACTACTTAAGGATAAATAATATTATATATTATTATGAATGTCTACAAACCCAAACAACTTGCTGACAAATTACAAGTTTCGAAAGAAACACTCAGATTGTGGGCTGAAGAAGGAAAAATTAAAACAATCAAAACCGATGGAGGTCATAGAAGATATATCTACAACGACAAAGAAAATAACAAAGAAACCAAAATTAAATTTATCTATGCAAGAGTCTCTTCAAAAAAACAACAAAATGACCTTAAGAGACAAGTTGAATACCTACAAAAATTATATCCTGAATACAGAGTCATCACTG